GTGAACGCAACTTGAGTAGCAGTTGAACCTGTGCCAGTAGAGAAGTTGAAAGTAAGTGATGGTTGTGTGTTGGTGAGGTAGCGGGTGAGTTCGGTATCGTCTTGCATAACGAAGGTAGCCTTACCCTTAACTGCCAATGCTCCAACGAATACTTGATATGGNGATTGTGTATTGGCAATACCAAAGATTGCTTCGCTCTTGCGTGNAAGGTCAAGAGAAGCGGTGCGGGTATATCCAACAGAAGTTCCACCGATGGTAACTGTTCCTGTCCATACCTGAGTTGGTAGAACGGTAGAGAACGATGGGGTTGGAGCAGTAGTTGTGGCAGATGGGAAACCCATGCCCTTTGCGACATATTCCAACATTCCGTCAGCGTTGAAAGTTAAACCAAAATCGGTGAATTGAACGCCGGGGTATTGGCGGGTGTTTGCCGAGTAGAAGTCGGTGATGGTGTAGGAGATAGGTTGAGCATCTCCTGAGCCGCCTACGGCGTTTTTGAGGGCGATTGCGTGGGTGTATGGGGCTGATGATCCAGTTGTGGTTACATCGCCCAATACGCCTGTGAGGTAATAGCCTACGGTGTCAGCAAAGACCGAGCCGCCTACTTCGATTGTGGAGTGCTTGCGACCTTGGAGATAGTTGTAGTTCTCCACCATAGAGCCGCGAAGTCCTGTGTCGTATAGAGGGTCAATAACATCAACAGGCTTGAAAGTGTTCATGTTGAAAGGAATGAAATTGGTAGCGGTTACCGCAGTTCCCTTTGTTGATTCTTTAGCGATACCTAAATAACTTTTAACCGATGGTTGCGCTAGTGCCATTATTCATCTCCTACTTTAGTGGTGGTTTTGGTTGCTGAAACATTGTTTGCTGAAAAGTCGGCAGGAGCATCAAAAGTATCTCCCGGTTGAACGATAACGGCAATAGAAGGGAACTCGCGTTCATCTGTGCCATTGTAAGTGAACTTAGCCATTTTTCTCCTTATGCCTGAATCATTTGCGTAACATCAAATCGAACGGAAGCCCATGTCTCGGTAGAACTTCCATCGTTGGAAATAGGCTCGCCGTAAGAAACATCAATAGAAGGCTCTGCACCTTGCCAGACAAGTACGCCTGACGGATCGCCGAACTCATGGTCGCTACGAAGGCGCGCCTTGAGGTTATCTACGGTGAAATCAAAGTCATCCATAGCATCCTCGGTGTTGCGTTGCATCGAGTGATGGAATAGTTGGATAACTACGGTGTAGTCAATCTTTTTAATGCCGCTATGCGCTCCACCAACACCCAAGCGAGTTTCGCGTTCGGATTCGATAAAGATAACTGCCGCGCAACGGGAGAGTTGTGACGGGAGAGAATTAACCTGAAAGTCAATGCGCTTAGGAAATGAGGTGAATACTTGATTGATGCCATCCACGTTTGGCGGGGCGATAAAGCCAGCAAGAGTAGAACGGACTTCTTTTCTGCCGACCATTAGCGAACCCTGCGGTAAGGAATGAGCAGTTCTTTAGCCAGCGCAATATCCTGCCCGAATAAATCTGCGCCTTTCATAGCCGAACCTGCTTGGCTAGTAATAGACATGACCATTGCGTTATCGCCACGAACCTTGAGGAAAGCGGTAGTTACCAAGATGGCTGCTTCCTTAACGGCTGGTGGGAGTGCTGAGATAGATATTCCGTTGGCGTGGCTATTGATTAGCGGGCTAGTGAGAGGAACGGTTGTTGATCCAAATGTATAGGTCGAATCTACGGTGACGAACTCGCTGGAATAGCCGTCATAAATCTTGAGTGAAAGTCCTGCGGTGATACCTGTACCGCTTGCAACGGTGAGCGTAGATTGTCCGGCAGTTGCGCTGAGGATTGTGGTATTGGCGTATCCTGCAACGTATGAATATTTAATGTATGTCTGAACGCGCGGGCTAGTAGGAAAGCCAAACTGAAGCGCGCCTTGTGAGGAGTAGGTTGTTGATAAAGTTGCGTAAGGAACGATAATCTCTGAATCTTCAATCCATGCAATCGAGCAATCGCCAAGGTTCTGCAACTGTGTAGAAGGGTTACCGTACTGGAAAGAGGTCAAGGCGATAATAGGGTTGTAGCGTGGGTGAAAGCGGATTGTGCCATCTGCGCTAATACGGGTGCGTTGTTGTTCTTGCTCTGTAGTAGCGGCGAGAACTTGATTGCAGTAGGTATCAATCCATGAGGAAGCGCGGGCGATAACGTTAGCCAGTTCNGCATCCTGAGCATCAGGGTCTTGNGAGTTAAAGACAAGGTTATCAATATCAATCGCAGTAGGCGCGTTCTTGAATTCATCAAGAGTCAGGTACGGCGTAGAGAACTGATGCGTTGTTCCTGTATATCCATTACTCATTGAGTTCTCCACACTTTCCGCATTTTTTGAAGAATGAACCGAAACCACACTTTGAGCAGGTGTAGCCAACTGTTGAAGCGTGAGCGAGTGCGCCAGCAGTACCAGCAACGCCCAATCCTTCTTGTTTTAATTTCTTGGCAAGTTTTGGATCGTTAATATGAAACAGTCCATCTTTGCCAGCTTGAGTACCCGAGTACCGCGTGATGTTTCTACGGCTAACTCGCGCATACCCTTTGGTGGAATCATCTTTGACATTTTGCCCCCTTTAGTGAATGAGGCGGGTATGACCCCGCCCCATCCGATTAACTAACTTATGCTGAAACGATACCTGATACGACACCATTCCAAGCAGGTGCGTAGCAGAAGAATGTTCCGCGATAGTAGGTTGAGAATTCGTAGGCGAATTGTGTAACTGGCCATTGGATTCCCATGTAATCCTGAACGTTGACTGCCGCCCAAACATCAGAAACCTCTGTGTCAGGGATTGGAAGTGTGTAGGAGAGGACTGGTGATACGCCTTGTTGTAGCCAAGGGTGAACAGTAATGTCCACTAACTTGCCTGTTGTCTCGTTGTGCAATGCACCAATGACTGCGCCACCAACATAATCGCCTGTATCTGTTTGGTTCAGATTTAGACGGTAGTTAGCGGTTGAGCCGTTCTTGATTGCATCGGACAACTGACGGCGGTCTGCACCGTTGATGAGAATCTCATCTGGATCAGCCTTAACTGCATCGTAGAGGTTGCCGAATACGGTCTGGTATTCAACGCCGGGATTAGATGTTGAGAAGGTTGAGTTGATTTCGTTGATTGAACCTGAGTTAGCACCAAGAACGGTAGGAATGATTCCATCGTATCCTGTAGCGAAAGCAGAGGTATCACCTGTGATTGTTGAAGCAAGAGTTCCTGTTGTATTGAATACAACGTTATCTCCTGTGACTGGGCCACCTACACCGTTGATATATCCGGTGAGAGAAGTGATAGTACCAACGTAGTGAGCGTTAGCAGCACCTGTTGAAGTACCAACATAAATCTTTGTACCGACTGCGCCAGCAACGTTGTTAACAACAATCTTAACAACTTGACCTGTGGTAATTGCTTGTGACTGAACTGTTGAGAGTACAGACTCACCGAATGAACCAGCAGATGATGTTGCATAGACGTAGTAAGTTGTTCCGTTTGTGAGTCCAACTTGTGAACCTGTTGCTGAGACTGCTGAAAGGGTAACTGTTGGTGCGGCTAGCGCGCCTGAGAATCCTGATGCAGTTCCGCGAGCATAAAGGAACATACGCTCTTCCATAAGCATTGTTGCGTAGAGGGTAGAGGTTGATGACAACTGACGAAGGTCTTGGTATCCGAGGCCAGAGAAGTTAGCATCGAATGAAACGCTGTCAGATAGTGAGTATGAGTTGTAAGGAATTACAAGGTCATCAGCGGTGTAGGAAATCTTTGGGCCACGCTCGTAGTTGATTGAACCAAAAGCGGTGGTTGTTGTTTCGGTGATGCCCGGCCAAATCTGACCTTGTCCACCAGTTCCTGTACCTGTGTAACCTGTGATGCGCTTTACGCGGTGTGAAGTACCAACTCCACGCTTACGAACAATCTTGTTGCGTAGCGGTGTTGGGCGAGGTGTGAGCAACTTTGCAGGTGCTTCGAGGTCGAAGGCTGCGAAAGAGGTGCTAAGTGGAGATGTAAGGCTAATGTCCTTAACAATATCCGCAGTAGCGGTGCGTTGTGCGGCAAGAGCCGCGTTGAGTGATCCAACTGCATCAGGTGAAAGTGACTTGTTAGCGACAAGTGCTTCAATCTGAGAAGCGGCATCTACTGTTGGTGCTTGACCNAGTACGGTGGAAGCGTTTGAGAAAGACTTGTTGAGTTCTCCGAGGTAAGCCTCTTGGAGTTCTGCGGCTTTCTTTGGCTTTACATCACCGAATAGGTCTGTTGCTTTAGGCATCTGAGCCATAAGTAATTGTCCTTTTCGTTAAGTGTGTTATTAGTTATCTTCTGAGAGAGGTAAGCCACCCTTGGCAGAAAACTCTGCGTAAAGTGCCTTATATCCCTTAGCGAGAACTGGGTCTGTTGTTGCATCTGCCTTAGCCTTATATGTTGCGGCTTTGAGCAGATATTCGTTTGATTGTGCGCCAGTAGCAATNGCGGTGCGCTTTGGGCCACCTGCAACCGACTTGGTAAGTGCCGTTGCTAGTTCGGCTTCAAGTGTTACTGACTTCTCTACGGCTGACTCTTTTTCAGCGCGCAAAGCATCAATCTCAGACTTGACCGATTCCATAGCACTCTTAACGGCTTCTTCGACAAGAGTTTCAAGGCTCTTATCATCTGAGGCTTCAACCTCAGAATCTTCTTTGACTTCCTCTGCTGGAGTTTCGACAACTTCATCTGCCTCAGCAGACTTAGGTGTATCGGTAGGTGCAACCATTTCGGCAGTAGAAACATCTGCGCGACCATGAGATTCGGCTGGCTTGTGGCATCCGCAATCTAGGCACTTTTCAGCAGTAGCAGATTTCTCTGCATCGGCTTCAATAGCCTTGTCGCACTTGCACATCTTGTCATCGCAACCATTTCCGTTGCCGCAAGAATCGCAATCGCAACCGCATCCATCGCTTTTAGCGGTTTCTGCATCTGCGCTTAA